AGCGCCAATTTACCCCCGAGGAAAGCCTTAAAAATCAAGGGTGGTACATGAAGGATTACACGTTCAGAAGCTGAGAAAGCCTTTGATGATTGGAAAGAAACCATTACTGATTATCCTGAATATTTAGCCTTTGCAGACACTGTTGAGAATTGGCGAACCGAAATATTCAACTACTTCGATAATCGCTATACAAACGCTATTACAGAGTCTTTAAACAGGGTTTCCAAGGAAATCTCTGCACAAGGTAAAGGGTACAATTTCAAGGTGCTAAGAGCCAAAATCCTATATCGGAATGAAGCTGCTAAACCTGCCAAGTTTGCCTATTACGAAGAACCAAAACCAACTCAAGAAGTTACACGAGAGTTTGTCTGGGACAACTTCGATGTCGATTGGGTTATTGAAGAACCTAATGGCGGTTTCATCCGTATCGAACAGAAAACAGATATTAACCTCGACAACGTTCTTGTTTCCGCTGGAACTAACATTGATGTCTTGATGGACTATTTCAAACATCACACATCAGAAGTAATCCAACGTGTAGTAGAAAAGGAGTTTCCTAATGCAATACCAACAGATGACATTTAATGTTGATAACACAAATACCATAATTCTTACCTCCCAAGTTATTGAAGATAAAACTGCTCAATCTAATGCAAGCCTTGAAGATAAAATATCCGATGCTAAAAAAGCGTTAGTTTTGGCTGCTGATATGAGTATCAAATACTATCACCAACCATTGATACTGACATATAGCGGTGGTAAGGATAGTGATGTATTGCTCCATTTAGCAGAAAATTGCCTTAAATCAGACGAATTTGAAGTGCTTAATAGTCATACATCAGTTGATGCACCAGACACCGTATATCACATCAGAAACACCTTTAAAAGGCTAAATGATAAAGGGATAAAGGCTACTGTTCATCAACCCAAAGATAAAAATGGGAATCCTATTACCATGTGGAATCTTATTCCAGAAAAACAAATTCCTCCCACGAGATTACGAAGGTATTGCTGTAAGGTTCTGAAAGAATCATCAACACCAAACAGAATTTGTGCTGTTGGTGTAAGGGCTGCTGAAAGTGCTAAACGCCAAGGAAGGGATATATTCTCCACAATAGAGAAAAAGTACGAAGATGCTAAGTTCTTCTCCTTGGAACACGCTCTTGAAGTTCATCAAGAATCACAAGAAATCCAGGATGATGCTTGGGATTGCACGCTTATCAAAACCATGAAGGAGCACAATGATGTTGTGGTTAATCCTATCTATTATTGGTCAGATGAAGATATCTGGAATTACATCAAGCAAAACAATATGTCCGTCAATCCTCTGTATGCAAAAGGATATAAGAGAGTTGGTTGTATTGGTTGTCCTTTAGCCACTCATCATCAAGTTATGAGGGAGTTTAACGACTTCCCTAAATACAAACAGGCTTATATCAAAGCATTTGACAGAATGTTAGCTGTCAGAAAAGCTTCTGGTAAGTACGATACTAAAGGAAAATGGCTTGATGGCAACTCTGTTTTCTCTTGGTGGATTGAGGAATATAAGTACAATATCAAAGGTCAAATAAACATGGAGGATATGTTAAATGAGTGATGTTAAAGAAGAAAAACCCATTTCCTACTACGATTGCAGTGCAGCTCTACTAAAGATGTGGATAGACAACGTTATTACTGACGCTGAATACTATCGAATCATAGCTAAACTGAACAAAAAGTATGGAGTAGAGGACAAGTAAAGGTTACTTCTGAGAGAGAACCAAACACACCACTTTACTTAGCTAAAGTAAGGTTTGGTTTTTCTCTCTAAACACACTCAAACTTAAATACCCATTTTATGAGTGATATTCAAAGTTTGGTAGAAAAAGAAATAACTCGATTAAAAAATCTTTTAGTAGATGCTGGAATATCAGAGCGCCGTATTAATGCGCTAGAGTCCATTATAGAAAATACAGCATGGATAAGGGCGAAACTCGACCAAACCCGAGAAGATATAAAGCATACGTCCGTAGTTATTCCATACGATAACGGCGGCGGTCAAAAGGGTATTAGAGAAAACCCGCTCTTTAAAGGTTATGAAAGCCTTTATAAATCATATATTCAAGGGTTAGACAGAATTTTAAATGCTTTACCCGCAGAGAAGATACAAGAAGAAGAAAACGCCGTAGAAAAGCCAAAAACAGTATTAGAGCTGGTTAAAGACAAACATAGGAAAAAAGCATAAATGAGCAAACTAAAAGGCTCACAGGAGCCACGAATAAAAGTTGAGCCCGAGAGAGTCGCGTCAGACGGAAAAGACGCGGCTCTTTTAATGTCAGAATACGGATATAAACTTGACGAGTGGCAGCGGGCCGTTATTGACTGTTGGCTCGGTATGGACGAGGACGGGAAATACAATGTCACGAACGCGGGGTTAGCACTTCCCCGACAAAATGGTAAAAACGTTTGTTTAGAGGCTCGAGAGTTTTTTGGACTGGTAATAAACGGCGAAAGAATATTACATACAGCTCACCAAGTAAGGACTTCTAAAAAGTCCTTCCGACGGTTGGCGGCTATGTTTACAGATAAACGACACCCCGAAATCACAGACATAGTAAAACAGATTAGATATACAAACGGTGAGGAATGTATAGAACTTGATAACGGCGGTGTGATAGAGTTTAGCGCTCGTTCACGACAGGCCGCGAGAGGTTTCGACGGTATTTCGTTAGTCGTATACGACGAGGCCCAAGAATTAACCGACGACCAAGTCGAGGCTATCATGGCTACACTTTCGGCCAGCTCGACAGGAAATCGACAGCTTATATATACAGGAACGCCGCCTTACCCTGGCTGCCCAGGGGAAGTGTTCAGACGACGCAGAACAGTAAGCATAAATGACGCGGGAAAACATGATAGCTGGCATGAGTGGAGCGTAAGCGCTAACTCAATATCAGATATTAACGTTGAAGATGCGTCTTTATGGTATATTACAAACCCCGCATTGGGCGTAAGGCTCGACGAGGACTTTACGCGAGAGGAGCAACGTTCAATGAGCGCGGACGGATTCGCGCGGGAACGGCTCGGTTGGTGGTCGCCGATAATTGAGGCCAAGGAGGACACGTTCGCCATTGATAAGGAAAAGTGGCTAGCTTGCGCGTCAAGTGAATTAAGGCCAAATGGGAAAACCGCTTACGGTGTTAAATTTAGCGCGGACGGTGTAACGGTTTCGTTATCGGGGGCCGTCATAGGAGATAACGACAAGGCCCGTATCAGTCTCATAGAGGTACGTAACACGGCAGAGGGTATTAAGTGGCTAGCCGACTGGTTAAACGCTCGATATAAAGCCGCTAGTTGTGTCGTGATAGACGGTAAAAACGGCGTTGACGTTCTTATAGATAGAATAGCCGATACGTGGAAAGCTAAAGGCTCAATAATTAAAGCAAATTACAAAGACGTAATAGCAGCGGTTAGTTTGATAACAACTGAAATTAATGAACAAACCCTTACATGGTATAAAAAACAAGAGTTATTGAACGAAAGTGCAATAACCACAATTAAAAGAAGTATCGGGCAAGGTTGGGGCTTTGGTGGAGATAATTCGGCGCCTATAGAGAGCTGTTCTTTGGCTTTATGGGGCGTAAGAAACACCAAACGAGACCCGAATAAACAAATGAGGATAGGCTAATGTTATTAAGTGTAAACATTGAAACAAACCAAAACTTAACAGACAAAGAAAAGAGAGACTTTTTCAAGCTGGTTAACATTTTTAATAAGCATAACAGTAGTAATGCAATTAAAAATAGATACTATGAAGGTCACGTTACACTAGGCGAGGTTAATTTAGGCATAGCACTTCCCGAGGGTATGCAAGGTTTAGAAATCGGGTGCGAGTGGGGAGCTAAAGCGGTGGACGTGCTCGCGTCTCGTTCTATGTTTGACGGTTTTGTAGGAGAAAACGGACAGGAGCCGAGCTTAATAACGGAAATAGCCGATTATAATAACTTAATTTCAGAATATACAAAGGCTTGTAAGGACGAGCTCAAGTATGGCTGTACTTTTGCGACACTTTCGGCAGACGAACAAGGTAAATGTCGAATACGGTTTCACTCTCCACAGTCCGCGTCGGCTATGTGGGACGGCGAAAAAGACCGTATAGAGTGCGGGTTCGCTATTATAGACGTTGAGAAAGTAGCAGACGAGGAAATCCCCGTATTAATCAACTATTACACGGACACGGACATAATTGTATTAAATCAGACAGACGGACAATGGTATTCGACTAGATACCCTCATAAAATGGGTAGGCCTTTAATGGAGCCGCTTGTCTGGAACGCAACGACGGAAAAACCGTTCGGAAAATCCCGTATTAAAGAGCCAGTTAGAAGACTCATACAGGGGTATGTACGGACAATGGCTAATGCGTCTATAGCGCTTGAGTTTAGTACAGCGCCACAAAAGTATTTACTCGGTGTTACAGACGAACAGTACGACGTACTTATAAATCAGAAATTTAAACAGTATGTCGGCTCGATATTAACGTCAACTACTAACCCCGAGACAGGAGAAAAGCCTACTTTCGGACAGTTGACACAGGGAACTATAAGCCCGCACGTAGAAATGATACGTTTACTCGCGACACAGTTTAGTGCGGCGACTGGTTTAAGCGTAACAGATACGGGTGTAGTTAATGAGGCTAATCCAACGTCGAGCGACGCTATTTTAGCGCAGACACAGACACTTGTTTTAATGGCAGAGCAATTAAACGCTGGAAATGCTAACTCACTGTACACTATAGCGTTAATGGCACAAGCTATAGAGCGAAACGTCACAATAGATGCACTTACAGATGAGGAAAAAACAATAGTAGCACACTTTAAAAACCCCGCTATGCCGAGCGTTTCCGCGACGGCAGATGCAGCTTTAAAGATAGCAAGTGCAAGACAGAATTTCGCTATGTCAAAGGTATTCCTTGAAATGATAGGATTCGACCAGGCAGATATAAGACGTATAGAGGCACAAGAACGTATGCAAATGGGACTTGCAACAGCAAGTAGTATTCTAAATGAGTAAAATAACCTTAAAAGCGTGGGAAAAGTACATAAATCTTTTGTCAAAAATAAACACTAAAGCCGTAGACGAGTTAAAAGAATGGTTAAATACTTACGGAGAGGTTGTTTTTAGTGAAGAAGAATACAATATTTATGATATTTTAGACGGTTTCGATAATACGTTTATTGACGAATGCTATCAAGTAGTGCAGAAATACGGTAACGCGTCAGCAGCGGTAGCGGCTGAAATGTACGACGCAATATCGGAAATGGAAAAAGCCAACGTCCCGCCCGCAGAAATGGCAGAGTTAGCGAGTTATGGTGATATAGCAAAAACTGTAAACGGCGTTTTAAAAACCTCACGAAATGCCGAGGAGCTTACGTCGGCGGTTGCAAGGTGGGTAAAAAAAGCAAGTTGTGATACAACTCTAAAAAATGCTTATAGAGACCGCGCTCAATATGCCTGGATTCCTCACGGTGATACTTGCGCTTATTGTATGTCACTTGCGGCTATAGGTTGGGTTAATATAAGCGAGAAAAAAGTAAGACAAGGTTATCCTCACGCGGAACACATACATTCTAATTGTGACTGTAATTACGCTATAAGGCACACAAAAAGCACTTATGTAGCCGG